TTAGTAAATGATGTAGTGAGGCTAATGAGTATAAAATCAAATTTATCATCAAGCACAACTGCTTTACAAATAAGTATTCAAGCATTAGAATTATCAACCACCTTAAAATCTAGCATAACTTCTACAGATACTTCTTTGGCTGTAGATGATAATCTTGGTTTCTATAGAGATGGTGGTTATGTAGTTATTGAAAAAATAAATTCTACAACAGGATTTTTTGAAAATGAAGTAATTCAATATACAGCATATGATAGCTCTACAAAAGTATTATCAGGTTTAGTTAGAGGAACTAACGCTCCATTTAGAGGAGTTAAACCTAAAAATACTACAGCTAGTTCCCATGATGCCGGAGCCAAGATATTTGGAGCAAGATTAGTTGATTCTTTAAATGAAACAACTCAAAGTCAAGCAGGGCAACCTTCAACAATAACTATTGCTAATAGTTATAATTTAAAAGAGAATGATGAAGGCACTTTCTTTATAGATGAATATGGACCAGGAGGAGGCTTGAATTGTCTCGCAGGTCCTGTTAATAATAACTTCACAAGTACAAATTTATAATTATGACATACACAGAATTATTACAAAAAATTAGAGACTATACAGAAGTTGGATCAACAGTATTATCTGACACTATTTGTAATGGTTTAATCAATGATGCTGAATTTAGAATATTAAGAGATGTAGATTCTGACAATAATAGACGTTATGCATCAGCTAATTTAATAGCATCAACAAGATTTATAGACACTCCAACAGACGCTTTAATAATCAGATCTGCTCAAATTGTAGATTCTGCATTACCTGACACAGATCAAAATAGAGAATTTTTACAGTGGAGAGATGTTAGTTTTATGTCTGAATTTAATCCTACTGCTGTGACAGGAACTCCTAAATATTACAGCTGGTGGGACAAAGATAGAATTATTGTGGCACCTACTCCAGATCAAACTTACACAATTCAGTTAAATTATATCTTGAAAGATCCTGGATTATCGAGTACAAATACAACAACATATATAAGTCAGAATTTTCCCAACGGGCTTTTATATGCATGCCTTGTCGAGGCTTACGGTTTTTTAAAAGGGCCACAAGACCTCTTGCAATTATACGAACAAAAGTATAAACAAGTGGTAGAAGGCTTCTCTATTGAACAAATGGGAAGAAGAAGACGAGACGAATATCAAAGTGGTGTTCCTCGTATAGGTAAATAGGAGAATAAATTATGGCTATAACACAAGCAATTGCAAACAACTTTAAAAAATTATTACTAGAAGGTGATTCAAACTTTTCACAAACTACTGGTGATAAATATAAGTTAGCTCTTTATACTTCTTCAGCTACTCTTAACTCAGCAACTACTTCATTTACAACAGGTAATGAAGTTACATCAGCGAACTATACATCTGGTGGTGGAGCACTTGTAAACAATCCTACTTCTTTGACAGCAGGTGTTGCAAGAGCAGACTTTGCTGATCTGTCATTTCAAAACGTTACGTTGACAGCAAGAGGAGCTTTAATTTACAACACATCATCTGCNNGGAGCAGATAAAACAGCTACTGCAGGTACGTTTACAGTTCAGTTTCCAGCACCCACATCAACCGCAGCGATACTAAGAATCTCTGGTTAATTAGGAGGTAAACTCCTATGGCAGGGTGGAATGTTTCAACATGGGGTCTCGGAACTTGGGGCTTATTAGGTGACATCAATGTTTCGGTAACGGGACAAGCGTTAAGTGCGTCTTTAGGAAACGAAACTGCTAAAACAGATGTTGCACCTATTCCTACAGGATTTCCTCTTACTACAGCTACCACAACCCCAACAATACTAATTGCAGTAGAACCTCCTATAACAGGAATTGCTATGACGGCAAATTTAGGAACAGCGGATGCTGGTCCTGATGCTATGCTGACAGGTAATGCAATGTCTATGAGTCTTGGAACTGTAGATGCCTTTAACACTACAGGTTGGGGAAGACTTCAATGGGGAATAAATTCTTGGGGAAGACCTGGTATTGATATATCAACATCTGTTACTGGTATTGCAATGACAGCTGCGGCTGGAACATTAGCAGCCACTGGTACAGCCACAGTAACAGCAAATACTTTAAATGTAGCTCAATTAACTTTAGGTAACGTCGATCCTGCACCTGATGCTATGATCACTGGAAATTTCATGATTGGCGCTTTAGGTAATCTAGGATTCCAAGGTGATGTTTTACCTGTCCCAACAGGTATAGCAATGAGTGCTAATTTAGGAAGCGTAACAGTTGATTTAAATCAACAAGTTGATGTTACAGGATTTGCATTAACAGCCGCTTTAGGAGATGAAACTGCATTTAGTGATGTTACAGTAGATACAACTGGTTTTGGGTTGACTATCACTTTAAACAGTGCTAGTGCTTTAATCTGGAACCAAATAAACACAGGTTCTGCTCCAATAGATCCTCCAGGATGGCAGGAGGTCGTTGCATAAAGAGTTTGACAGTAACTCTTTATTTTTATAAAATAAACGATATAAGGACTTTAATATGGCAAATTCAACATCTGCAAGTTTAAAACTTACAGTCCAAGCAACTGGAGAAAATTCAGGAACTTGGGGACAAATTACAAACACAAATTTATTAATTCTTGAACAAGCAATTGGTGGTTATCAAGCAGTTGCTATTACATCAGGGGTTACTTTAACTTTTTCTAATGGCGCAGTATCAAATGGTAAAAATCAAGTATTAAAATTAATTGGTACAATTGCAGGTGCGGTAGAAGTAGTTGTTCCAGATGGAATAGAAAAAACTTACATTATAGAAAACGCAACTACAGGTGCACATAACGTAACTGTTAAAACTTCTTCTGGAACAGGATTTACTTTTAGTGGAACAGAAAAAAATAAAGCTATTCTTTATTCAGATGGAACTAATATTGTTGAAGTTAATAATGATTTAGCAGGATTAACAGTAGGCACTGACGTTCAAGCTTATAATGCAAACCTTGCAGCAATAGCTGGTTTAACATCAGCAGCGGATAAAGGAATACAATTTACAGGATCCGGCACTGCTGGAGTTTATAATTTAACATCTGCTGGTAAAGCATTGTTAGATGATGCAGACGCAGCAGCTCAAAGAACGACTTTAGGATTAACAACAACTAGTGATGTTCAATTCGACTCTTTTGGAGTAGGAACTGCAGCATCTGGAACTACTGGTGAGATAAGAGCAACTAATGATGTAACAGCTTTTTACTCTTCTGATGTAGCTCTTAAAGAAAATATTACAAACATACCTAATCCATTAGATGCTTTAAGAAAATTAAATGGAGTTTTATTTGATTGGAAAAAAGAATACATCGATCAAAGAGGTGGAGAAGATGGTTACTTTGTTAGAAAAAAAGATGTAGGAGTTATAGCTCAAGAGGTAGAAAAAGTTTTACCTGAAGCTGTTGCTCAAAGACCTGACGGTATAAAAGCAGTTAAATATGACAGACTAACTTGTCTATTGATTGAAGCAGTCAAACAATTACAAGACAAGGTAGATAGTTTATCACAAAAGGGGAAATAATCCATGACAGTCCCTTCTACTAATGTTGGATTATCAGACATTCAAACTACTTTTGGTGGTACTAATCCAATTGCAATATCAGAATATTATTTAGGTGGACCTTTAGTAAGTCCTGCTACACCAGCACCCAATGGTCCTATTCCAAGTTCAGGACAAATTTCAATAGGTCAGTTTAGAGGAGCTGCAGCAGTTATTGCTACAGATTATTTAGTTATAGCAGGCGGCGCAGGCGCAGGTGGAATGGGTGGTGGAGGAGCTGGAGGTTTTAGAACTTCTTATTCTGCACCGGCAACTCCTTTTTCTTTATCTGCAGGTTCTTACCCTATCACTGTTGGTGGTGGCGGTAGTGGAACACCTGCAACATCTTCATCCAATGGAGGCGATGGTTCAAGTTCAACTTTTAACGGAATAACTTCCGCAGGAGGTGGCGGTGGCGGTGGTGCCAACGCAAGTAATAACGGACGATCCGGTGGATCTGGAGGCGGTGGCGGAATGCCAGGCGGTCCTGGTGCAGTAAATCCTGGTGGATCAGGAAACTCTCCACCTGTATCTCCACCTCAAGGAAACGGCGGCGGATCTGGACAAAGATTAGCTGGAGGCGGCGGCGGTGGAGCTAGTGGTTCAGGATCACCTTCAGTTCCTAACAACGGAGGCGGCGGTGGAAATGGTACTGCAAGCTCAATCAGTGGAAACTCAGTTACAAGAGCCGGTGGCGGTGGCGGAACTGGTTGGTCAAGTGGCGGCGGCGGTGGATCCGGCGGTGGTGGAAATGGAGCAAACAATGTTGGATCAGGCGGTAATAGTGGTTCTGCTAACACTGGCGGTGGCGGCGGTGGAAACTGGAACTCTGGT